CAACAACAGTTGCACCGTTATATTGCCAGATTAATTTTGCAGAAACCAACCCGTCAATATCAGGAGAGATTATAAGGTTCTTTGAGTAATCAAGTGTTGTGAGTATTTCTTTTTTCAAAACTCTCCTAAAAATTGTATTATAATTATATTTATCATGTCAGTACAAGATTGGCTAGGCCTAACACTTACCGCTCTTTCCATTGTAGCATTGATCACTGGTGGAATCAAGTGGCTTGTAAAACATTATTTATCTGAACTCCGTCCGAATTCTGGATCAAGTTTAAAAGATCAGGTCAATAGGCTTGAGGAACGAGTTAACAGTATTTACGATCATTTGCTAAATAAGTAATATCTATATATAATATATATAATATATAAATATATTTAACTATAGTATATATCTTTTATATTTATATATATTTAAAGTATACACTATGATTTTTTGTTTGTCAAGTTCAATGCCCTCTGGTGTAAAAATCAATAATTATGTTATAATCTTACTATGTGTGGAACATCGTCAATTAACCAAGTTGGAGCAAATCCAGTAAATATTAAATGGAAGGTTGTTCGTGGTGATACAGCCACACTCAGAGTAGATTTTCTAGAAGATGATGAAATAACCGTAATTGATATAGATAACTGGTCTTTTGTTTCAAGTTCCTATGATGCTTCTGGAGATTTACTAGATGAACTTGTAGTTGATAAATATGATGGGTATGTGATTATTACAGCCCCATCCGAAACTACAAAGTATTGGGGAGTTGGTTATAAAACTATAGTTGCAGACCTACCATTTGACTTAGAAATTACAACAGACGATGACGTTGTATGGACTCCAATAATTGGAACTATTACAGTATATAGCGATATAAGTCCAGGAGCGCTATGATAATTAAAATTACCGCTCCAGCCGTTACACCAGCAAAAGTTATAAAGGTAAATGAAAAAATCTTTATAATTAAAACTGGTGAATAATGAGCGTATCACAAAGAATTGAAATTCCAGGAAAAGCAAATCATAAAAAATCTTATGCTGAAGCAGTAGAATCGTTACAATTATCAGAAAATCCAATTCCACAATATATACCCGTTGCGGGGCCACAAGGACCACAAGGACCACAAGGAGCAAGAGGGTCTGAGGGACCTAAAGGTGATAAAGGTGAAAGGGGAGAGAAAGGGTTAAAGGGCGATAAAGGCGATCCTGGAGAAAATGGTAAAGATGGAAAAGATGCAATTCCACCTTCAGGTCAACTTCCTGGATGGGCATCATATATAAATAAAAATACTGACTATAACATAATTGGTTTGTCTAGAGGAAACGATGGATGGTCTCAAATAACTATAGATAAAAGAAATATTCTTATAAACAAAGACTTTTTGCCAAAAACATCTGTAGATCTTTGGAACGCAGAAACTCAAAGGTTAAATTTTAAAAGATTAAAGGTTGGAGCAAAGGTAGCGATAACATATGATTTTAGCGTAACAACATATAATAACAATACAGAACTTTGGATTAGAACAGTTTTCCCAGAATCTAATATTTCTTATACTCAGTTTGTTGCAAACTTAAAATATCAATATTCTTATGATTTTTCTGTAACACAAAATTTATATTTATCAACAGAAAAAATGACAATAGAATCCCCACTTACAGAAGTAAGATCAGACTTTGATTCTGAGTTTTTAATTAAATCTATCACAGTGCATGTCTCTTAGTGGTATAATAAAGTCATGGCATTTCCAGGTACATACAACTTTGATTACTATCGTGGTGACACATTTAGGTTTGTAGTTTCTCCAAAAGATTCTAATGGAAACGCATTAGACTTATCATCATACTTAGATGAAGAAGATGGAAGAGATGCAATTTTTACAATTGCTGATGCTAGAGGAGCCTCTGCAATATCTACATATTCTTCAATTGTTGAACTAGAAGGAAACTTTCCTTTATCAGCAACTATTGATGTTGAAAATAGCACAATCACTTGTACGATTAAACCAGATGGTGGTAGATATTTAGAAGGAGGATCTACGTACTATTATGATGTTGAAATTTATAATGGTGCAGATCTTCGCTATACCTTGCTAACTGGAGCAATAACTGTAGAAGATGATGTTACTGGAGCAGAATAATGCCAGAGGTTGTTGTAATTGATCCAGAGTTATCAGTTTATGGTCCAACAGAGTCTATTACAGTTTCTGTAGATATTGGACAAACTGGAACAAGAGGTAGCAAACAGTTTGTTGGCACTGGTGCTCCAGGCCCACTAACAATTGTAGAAACTCCAATTGCAAATGATATGTATTTAGATGTTTCAACTTCAGAACTATATCAATATATTGATGGAACTTGGACAATTGTTGGCAAGTTTGCACCATTAACATATAATGTAAATGAAACTGTAACATTTATTTCTGGAACTGCAAATTTTACTTATGATATAAATGATATGTTTGGAATTACAGAAACAAGCGGTAGTTTTATTGTACATCATAATATTATAGGAACAACAAATGTTATATCATCTGTAATCACACAACCAACCTTAACAACTACAGAGTTAGACTTTTCAATTAAGGCAAAGTCTTTTAATGGAACATCCTGGTCTGATCTTTCTGGAGACTACGATGTAATGCTTTCTATTAGTATAGGTGAGGACAATACTTCTTCTGCCTCATAGAATAACTATGTTATAATATTTATATTATGGCAGCCACAAATATAGGAAGTTCTAAGTATCCCCTAGCAAAAATTCCAGCAATGGCAGATCCAGCCGATATTCAGGTTGCACTTAAATACTATCATTGGGGTCAAGAAGCAGAGCCAGAAGGAACGGCAACAGCAGGTATTGCAAAATATTTAGATGATATTGATACAAGAATTGATGGCATTGATACAAGTTTAGAAGGTGTTGTTCTAGAATCAGTTATAGATGCTAAAGGCGATTTATTAGTTGGAACTGCAAACGATACAGTTGATAGACTTGCTGTTGGCAGTGATGGATATTTTCTAAAGGCTAATTCTGGAGCAACTAAAGGTGTTGAATGGTCAGCATTAACATCTGCATCTACATCCGCTTCAGGCATAGTTCAACTTAACGACACTGGAACAAGCACATCAACAACACAGGCTGCAACTGCAAACTCAGTAAGAGTATTAAAACAAACAGTTGATGCATCTGCTAAAACAGCAGACTATACAATAGCAGCAACTGATGCAGGTAAAACAATTTTAATGAATGTTAGTTCTGGAACCTCTATTATAACAATTCCAGTAAATCCATCTGCACCAAATGATTTTCCAGACTATACAAGAATAGATATTATTCAAACTGGATCAGTTCAAACTTCAGTTGCTGCAGCAGTTGGAGTTACACTAAATAGTAGAAATAGTCATAAAAAACTTTCAGGACAGTATTCTGCTGCAACAATAATTAAAACGGGTGCTAACGAGTGGGTTTTAATTGGCGATTTGACAATTTAGGAGTTGTAAATGTTTATACCATTAGGAACATTAGGAAACGTATTTACAACTATTATAGATACATTTGATCGTTCATCATTAGGAACAACAACTACTACTGGTCATAAATTAACACAACTAAGACAGTCGTGGTCAATTCAATCCTCAAACTATGTTATATCTTCAGCAGCAGCAAATACATATCCATTATTAACTGTAGATGTAGAACAAACTGATCAAGTATCTGGAACCTATACTAGCAGATATTTAGGAAATGGTCCAGCATTTTGGGTAACAGATGCAAATAACTGGTGGGCAGCAATTAGTAATATGAGAGTTGCATTAGATAGAAATCCATATTCTTGTAATTGTTATTCATATTGTAGCAGTTATACTTGTGCATGTGGCAATGGTCAGGCAGATACAATGAATTGTTGTTGTTCTTATACGACAACATATAGTTGTCCAGATCCATTTTTACTTTCTGGAACAAATTGTGTTCATCCAGATACATTACAATATGTTTTTCCAGCAACAGCAACAACTACATGTACTGGAGGATTTACCTGTGCGTGTGGAAATGCAATAGCAGATAGTATGAGTTGTTGTTGTTCTGCAACAGCATGTAATACTTGTTATCAAGACTATAGTTATTATACAGAAATTAAAGTTTTACAATGTGTTGCAGGCACTGTTTCAACATACTCTACAGATATTATAGTAAATGCAACAAGTTATAATATAGATAATGTACCAAATTATATATCTGTTGTAACAAGAGATAATCAAATTACAATAAGACCATTTAATAATAGTAATGTTTTAATGGGTAGTGCTATTGTAAAAAATATATCTAATCCGACTAAAGGAAATTACGCTGGAATAGCATATGGTGGCAGTGAATATAATGCAAATGGAGCACTTTCTTTATATTATAGTGCTGGAAGACCAACTTCTTAGTGTATAATATATTTAAGGAGATAAAATGAGCGAATTGCCACCAGATATAAATAAAGAAATTTTATTATCAGAGCCACCACTTCCAACAGAAGATCCAGAAAGACTTAATATTGCTACATCAAAAATTCGTGAAGGATTAAACGCAATTGCTTTAGTTATAGACAATCAAGTAGTAGAAATTATGAACGTTCAGCAAAGAACAGCAGCAATTTTATTAAGTGATCCAACCATTATTGATCTAACAGACTATATTAAGCCAAATGGAAAACTAGATGTTGTTGTTGGGATGACATATAATGAATCAAATGGAAAATTTAAATAATAAAAAAGCAAGACCTTGGGACCTATTTAATAAAAATATTGAAAAGGTTAACACTGATATTGCTAATCAAAGATTTGAAATTTGTAAAGCATGTCCAGAACTAATTAAACTTACATCGCAATGCAAAAAATGTGGATGTTTTATGGAAGCAAAAACAAAACTTCCACATGCCGAATGTCCCATTGGAAAATGGGATAAGGTTATAATTTCATTAAAGGAGGAACTATAGTGATTAAATATTTTCATTGCGATGGCAAATCTAGGGTATATGAAAACTTTTTAACAGAAGAAGAGTGTGTTGAACTTTATAATTTTATGCATAATTTTCCTTATGATAAATTACAAGAATATAAAGTTGCAAGATATTTTAATAAAAGACAAATAAGTAGAAGACAGATGCAAGATCAGCCAGGATTTGAAAATGTTATGGATTCTATACAACCAATACTTGATAATATTAATAATAGATTAAAACAAATTTTAAATGAAGATGATCAAAATGCCGAATGGAATATAGGCGAATATATTTTGATGAGAGTATTTAAAGATGGTATACCAGAAGATTATGCTGGAAATAAAGATGAAGGAATGTTTCTTCATGTAGACAATCATGATTGGATGGAAGGAAAAGTTTTTTGGGGTGTTGTCATCTATCTAAATGATGATTATGTTGGAGGAGAACTTTACTATCCAGAATATGATCATTATTATAAACCAAAAAGAAAAGATTTAGTAATGCATGTTGGAGATATTATTCATGGAGTTAAAGAAGTAACAGAGGGAACAAGATATGCAGCAACTGTTTTAGTTAGAATAAAAGGAAGATATAACGAAAAGCCATTACCATTAAAAGAAGATGATACAGATGGTAGATATTTATATCCACCAGGATACTGGGGAAAAAGAATGCCAGATGATCCAATTCAGGGAGATATAAAAGTTCCTAGGTCAGATGGAACTTTTGCAGAGTATAATCCAAATCCAACTCTTTATATACCAAAAGTTTAATATCTTTCCATCCATTCTTTAGTTTTCCAGGTAATACCCTTCCAGGCTGACCAGTCTTTTCCACCATCGCTCATATGATAAGCAATCTCTGCATTTCGAACAGGATCAAATAAGTCTTCATTAGAGTCTAGATTAAACTTTTCTCTTCTTTCTTTACCCATTTCTCCAAGCATATTTATTTGAAATAGGCCATAGGAATTGTCTCCAGTCTTTCTATTTGGATTCCAAGAATTAGGAGTACCCATAGATTCTTTCATTACCGTTGCCCAAGCAACTTTAAGAGAATATCCTTCAAAACCTGCAGACTTTAATATTTTAATTAGTTCATCTTTTTCAAGAGGAGTTCCATATTTATATTTTTTATTACTTTTATTATTTTCCTCCTTAGAAACGGAAAAAACCGCTTTCGCGGTCAGATCTGCGTCATAGACGGAATTATAACTTAAATTATTTTCAGCATTAGCAGCAGAGTTAGCAAAAAATGCTATTGCTGCAACTCCTGAGAGTACGCCAATCATTGCCGATTTATTCATGATCGTTTCCTCCTTAGAAAACAAAACACCATCTTTTAATGGTGTTACTCACCAGTATAGCATAGAATTTTATTTTTTGTCAACTTTTAACGTTTTTACGTTATTGTGTTATAATTCTATTATGGCAAACTATAGAGGTACTGGTCAATCTGTTTATGATATTGGCGATGCCCCACCTTTAGTAAAGTGGACAATTGTAAAAGGCGACACAGTAGCATTTAGGGTCTATGTTACAGACGATGCTAAGAATCCATTGGTTATAGCAGACTGGGATATTTCTGCAGAATTTAGAAGACCAGATACGGCAAATAATTTTGATCAAGACAGTGCTGGCACAGTATTTACTTTAACCCCTGCTCCAGACGGGGATGACGGAGATGGAGAATTTACAGTAAAATTAACATCTAATCAATCAAATCAACTTAGAACTGGAGATGTTTTCGATATTGAACTATCTGACGCAACAAGAGTTTGGACTGTTGCAAGAGGACAAATGGTAGTTCTTGAAGACGTAACTGATTAATGGCATCTGTTTCAATACAAGAAAAAACAAGATTTGATAACTTAAA